AGACTGGCTTAACAGGACTGATCTAACGACTCAAATTCCTGACTTCATCTCTTTGAGCGAGGCTCAAATTGAGCGACAGTTGCGTACACGCCAAATGCTCACGCGAACTACTTTGACGATTGATGCAGAGTTTGAGTCAACGCCTGCTGACTTCCTAGAGGTCAGGACGCTGAAGTTGACTGGTACAAATCCAATCACGCCTTTGACGTTTATGACAATGGACTCTTTGGATGAGCAGTCAACCATAGACATTGGCAGTGGTCGGCCTAAGTATTTTACTGTCATTGGCACTGAGTTTCGTTTTGTGCCGACACCAGACGCATCTTACGCATCAGAGATTGTGTATTTTGCAAAGCTCAACAAGCTATCTACAAGCGTAGCCACCAATTTTCTTTTAACATCAAGTCCTGATGTTTACCTCTATGGCTCCCTTTTGCAAGCAGCGCCATATTTGCTAGACGATGCAAGAATTCCAGTGTGGTCATCTCTTTATGAGCGTGCGTTAAGCGATTTGCAGTTGGCCGATGACCGAGGCGCAACCTCTGGCGGCAAGCTCTTAACCCGCGCAAAAACTTTTGGTTAGGATTAAAAATGGCAGATACCACCACCACCAACCTACTGCTGACAAAGCCAGAGGTAGGTGCAAGCTCAAACACTTGGGGTACTAAGGTCAACAATGACCTAGATTTAATTGATGCATTGTTTGATGCGGGTCCACTGCTAAAGGTGACTAAGGGTGGAACTGGTGTCGGTACAAGTACAGGCTCTGGCAACAATGTATTGTCTACCAGCCCCACACTTGTAACACCTGTGCTTGGCACACCGACATCAGTCACATTGACAAATGCCACAGGCTTGCCGATCTCAACAGGTGTCAGCGGTCTTGGTACTGGCGTGGCTACCTTTTTGGCTACGCCATCAAGTGCAAACTTAGCCGCCGCTGTAACCGATGAAACTGGCACAGGCAATTTGGTATTTACCAATTCACCTACGTTGGTGACACCAGCTCTGGGTACACCCTCTGCGGCTGTGCTGACCAATGCCACAGGACTTCCCTTAACCACCGGCGTCACTGGTATTCTGCCAGTCGCCAACGGCGGTACAGGGGCGGCGACAGGCGTGGCATTAGCTACTGGCGTTACTGGAACATTGGCAGTTGCCAACGGCGGCACTGGACAGACTAGCTACACCGATGGTCAATTGCTGATTGGTAACAGCACTGGAAATACTCTGACCAAGGCATCTTTGACGGCTGGCTCTGGTGTGACGATTACGCCAGGCGCTGGATCGATTCAAATTGCGTTTACAGGACCAGGCGCTGGCTCTGTTACCAGCGTTGATGTATCGGGCGGCACAACTGGACTTACTACAAGCGGTGGTCCGATTACTTCCTCTGGAACAATTACTCTTGCAGGAACATTGGCAGTAGCCAATGGCGGTACTGGAGTCACAACCTCTACTGGCTCTGGTAATACTGTATTGTCAACAAGTCCCACACTAGTTACACCTATTTTGGGTACACCAACAAGTGCAACATTAACCAATGCAACAGGTCTGCCGATTTCCACTGGCGTATCTGGTCTTGGCACTGGTGTAGCAACTGCTTTAGCTGTAAACGTAGGTTCTGCTGGTGCTGCTGTTGTAAATGGTGGCGCATTAGGTACACCCTCTGGTGGTACAGCAACTAACTTAACTGGCTTGCCTTTGTCCACTGGTGTGACAGGAACGCTTCCTGTCGCTAATGGTGGTACAAACTCAACGGCAACAGCAACCGCTGGCGGTGTTGCGTATGGAACAGGTACAGCAATTGCTGTGAATTCGGCTGGTACTTCTGGTCAATTTTTACAAAGCAATGGAGCAAGCGCACCTAGTTGGGTTGCGGCTAGTGCTGGTGCTTTAACTTTACTTTCTACTGTAACGGCTTCCAGTTCAGCCACAGTTGATATTGAGACTACGTTCAGCAGCACTTATGACGCTTACCTGCTAATTGGTACAGGTATTGTCGTTGCGACAAACGGAGATGGAATTACTTGTCGGATGAAAATATCGGGGTCCTATGTAACAACGGCAACTTACTCTTACCACGCAAGATTACTGTCTTCTGATTCTACGGCTTATAACTCCGAGGCTTCAACAGGCTCGACAGTAATAACGATAACTAACGAGCTTGGAAATACTGCGGGAAAAAGTCTAAACTTTAAGATGCTTATACAAAGTCCTGCCAGCACAACACTTCAAAAAACAATTATTTGGGAGGGACATTCGGTTAGGCAATCTTTTGATAATGCCGTATCGCTTGGTGGTTCTGCAAAAAACACAGGTACAGGCGCTCTGACGGGCATTCGTTTTATTCCTCAGTCTGCCACCATCACATCAGGCAAATTTCGACTTTACGGCATCGCCAATTCATAAGGAGACACCATGCCAAACTATCACGCAACATCAGAGGGCAATGTCCCATTTACAGCAGAAGAAGAACTGCAATGGGCAGCGGATCAAGCGGCGTGGGCTGCTGGTGCTAACACCCGCAAAGCGATAAAGGTTAGGGCAGAACGTGACGCTAAGTTATCAGAGACTGATTGGCGGTTTCGCAGTGATATGACACCCTCACAGGCGTGGAAAGATTACTGCCAAGCCTTGCGAGATGTGCCAACGCAAGCAGGATTTCCAAATACTGTTGTTTGGCCTGTTGCACCATGAGTGACGACTCCACCAAGATAGCTGTGCATGAAGCTGTCTGTGCAGAGCGTTATGCCGCCATTGAGAAGTCTTTTGTTACTGGCGACAAGCGCATGACGCGGATTGAATATCTGTTGTACATAATGATTGTCTGCGTCTTGTTTGGGCCAGGCGTTGCCGGTGAGTTTATGAAGAAGATTTTGGGGATGTAACGATGTGGACCCCATCACCATCCTCTTTGCAGCCAATGCTTGCGTTGCCGCAATCAAAGAGGGATGCGAACTCTACAAGCAGGCCAAATCCTCATTCATGGAGGTCAAGTCCACTGTTGAAGAAGCTATTGGTGTCGCCAACGAGGTTAGAGGATTCTGGTCAAAGCTATTCGTATCAACGCCAGCGTCCAAACAGCCTGTCCAGCAGACGCGCAAAAAGGAAAAGTATGTAGCAGTCAACGAAACTCAGGTGATGATTGATGTGGTTGCACAGCTCACCGAGTTTTTTAAGCTACAAGAGAAGCTGGCTGCTCATATCAGGGAAGAAGAAGAGAAAAGCAAAAACGTCTACGATCCAGACTCCAATCTCATGGAGGCGGCACTCAAGCGTGTGATGGCAATGGATCAGATGGCCGAGCTAGAGAAGACGATCAGAGAAACGATGGTCTATCAGTCCCCACCCGAAATGGGTGCGATCTATTCAAAAACCTTTGAGATGCGAGACATCATCAAGGAAGAACAGGAGAGTGCTAGGCTTAAAGAGGAGGCAAAAGAGAGGGTTAAGCAATGGCAACGGCAGGAGGCAAAAAGAGACTTCCAAGCAAAGTCAGCGTACCTCGCAGCAACTTTGATCCTCCTCCTATACCTGTGGATGTGGTTCCTGTTCGTAGGCCAATTGGGGAAGAGATCGTGGGATGGATAGCCGCAGTTGTTCTTGTCGCATTATTGTTGCCCATGCTTGGTATGCTCTATATAGACATCTTGGAGGCAAAGCACGACACCAAAGTGCAGTTGGAAAAGGTAGAGAAACTCAGGCGAGATATTGAGAAACAACAGCGGGAGAAAGACAAATGAATGTGTATGAGATTTGGATTCTGTCGGTATTGCTGGTGGTACTCACTGGCTGCGATGATCGCTACCGCTATCCATGCCAAGACCCATTGAATTGGCAAAATGTCGAATGCAAGCCCCCAATTTGTACAGCGTCAGGCACTTGTCCTGAAATGCTAGTTAAAACCGAGGAGAAGAAGTGATGGCAACCATTGGATACAAACCTAATAATAGACTAACTGCTGATGAGATTGAAGTCAGAGTATGGGCATTCGTTATTGTGGTGCTTGTCAGCATACTGCTTGCCTCTATGGGTATGTTTCTTTACTCAGTTTCATTCGTACAACAGCCCATGAATGGAGCAATGGCCGCTATAGACCGCGTATATACCCAGCAGATTTCTACCATAATGGTTTTCATCACTGGGGTACTTGGCGGTGTAGCTGGGCGGTCTGGTGTCAAGGCAATAGCCAACGCCACCGCCAAGGCTGAAGCAATTGACAACGATGAGCCCCCAAAGCCATGAGTCTGTTTAATCCTTGGGTGCTGTTGAGCATCTTGATGGCGGTACTCTCTGCCGCTGGCAGTGGTTACTACAAGGGTCTGCATGATGAGAATACCCGACAGCAAATCGAGATTGCTGCGCTGAACGCCAAGGCAAGGGAGACTGAGCAAAACATGGCAAACGTAGCAAATACCTATGCCGAAACATTAAGGAAGTCACAGAATGCTGCAAGAACTAAAGAATCTAAGTTACGCGCTGATGTTGCCTCTGGCGCTTTGCGCCTGTCAATCCCCACCCAAAGCGCCGTTTGTTCCACCTCAGTTACCGCCGTTACCGCTGGAAGTGACGATGGAGAGGCAGGAGCCGAATCTAGTGGATCGACTGATGTCGCTACCAATCTTCTCCAGATCGCCAGTGATGGAGACTCCGCAATCCGAAAGCTCAACCTCTGCATCGAAACCTACGAAACCTTAAGGAAAATGAAATGACTCAATTAAGCGCCAATTTTTCTCTACATGAAATGTGCAAGTCAGAAACTGCATTGCGTATGGGGTATGACAATAGTCCAGATGCCGAGGCTACAGAGAACTTGAGACTGCTTTGCGAGAAGGTATTGCAGCCTGTGCGTGATCATTACGGCAAAGGTGTAAAAGTTAATTCTGCTTATCGTTCTCCTGAGTCTAATGCGGCGGTTGGCGGCAGCAAGACATCAGATCATTGCAAGGGCATGGCGGCAGATATTGAGATACCTGGCGTTGCCAATGCCGATCTCGCCCAATGGATCATGGATAACTTGGACTACACCCAATTAATCTTAGAGTTTTACACACAAGGCATCCCTGACAGCGGCTGGGTTCACATTTCCTATGACCCCAATAACCTGAAAAATCAAGAACTCACCGCCGTCAAGGTGGCAGGCAAGACTCAGTATTTGAATGGGTTGCAGGCTTAGTAGGCGCAGGCGTGGCATAAGTGAAATAATATGCTATGTCCAATAAAAAGCAGCAGCTAGAAGTCCCATCAATCCCAAGTCTGGGCTTTGCGCCGGAGGCGTATGAGCGCCGCTACTTTGGTGAAATCAATGGTGCATTAAACGGCTACTTTCGGAGTCTGATTAGCACAATGGGTGCGCTGTTTGGGATTCGTGGTGGCAAGTTCTTGAACAATCCGCATGGTGCTTTTCAAGACTCAACAGATCAGACTGCCGCCAACACGACAACGGCCTACGCCGTCACATTCAACACAACAGACTTCAGCAATGGTGTGACGATAGCTAGTGGCTCTAGAATCACTGTAGCCGAT